GTAGTGGGCGGGGCGCGCGCCGGCGGCGACGCCGAGACCCGCCTCGGCCTTCAGGCCCTGGGTGAAGGTGAAGCGGGAGCGGACCGGCTTGGTCCGATCGACGGCGGCGATGACCTCGTCTACGAAGTCGGCGCTGGCGGCCTCGCCGTCCTGGCCCGTGAGAGACAGGATCAGCTGGAAGGTGTGTGGCTCGCCGGGCGGATCCTGCTGCCACCATTCCCGCAGGGCGATCTGTCCGCCGAAGGCCTGGACGACCTGGCGCACCGATTCCGCAGTGCCGCGCATGCGCGCGACATTGATGGCCTGGGCCACGACATTGCGCTTCACCGCCAGTGGCCAGTTCGAGTTCCACGATCCGACCGCCCGCTCGTAGGCCAGCCAGGGAAGGATCTCCGGCGGACACTCATCCGCCAGACGCAGGGCGCGCAGCGGCACGGGAATGGCGTCTATGCGCCGCGTCAGGGCCTCGAGCGCCAGCTCGACGCTGGTGGCGTTGGGCGGAAGAAGGCAGAGCTCGTCGCGGACCATCAGGTGTCGGTCCCGGAATGGGTGACCTGGACGCCCGTGCAGCGCGCCGCCTGAAGCTCGGTCGTGATGATGTTGGCGGTCGGGGCGATCAGGTGGACGTCCTGGACGCCCTCGCCGGCGAGGGCGTTGTAGATCTTGGCCAAGGTCACGTCGCGGCCGAGGCGGAAGCTGTCCGAGACATATTTCTGCAGCCGGCCGATCGCCTCCGATCGGACCACCTCCGCATCGGGACCAGGGAAGGTCGTGATTTCGGCCTGGACGGCGTAGGTCAGGACTTCGGCCGCCGCGACGACCACATGATCTGTCAGGGGCCGCTTGTCGTCAGCCGAGACGGCGGCGTTGACCAGGGCGAGCAGTGGCACGCCGGGGACGCCGCCGTTGGAACGGGACAGGACGGTCACGACCACCTGGCCTGGCGATGGGCTGGTGCAGCTGGCGTCCAGGACGTCGCCGCTGGCGTTGCGGGCGAGCGAGCGATAGGCGCCTTCAGGACCGGCGACGGATAGGGCCTCTGGCGCCAGCAGGATCCGTTCGCGGAAGTCGTCGTCGGATTCCATCACGGCGGCCGAGCCGGTCTGTGCGTTCGCCGGCACGAGAACAAGGCGAGCGAGGCCCCAATCCGCGCCGCGATGATCGAGATCGGAGCCGACGGCGTAGGCGAGCATGTTGGCGCGCGAGGCGTCATTGACCCGCTGGCGCATGGCGAACTCGCGCATGGCGAAGACCTGGATCAGTTTGACCAGGGGGTCGCTTTCCAGCTGAAGGAATGGCGCGAGGGCCGGATCGAGGACGATCAGCTCGGCCTTGGCGTCGGCTATGATCTGCTCGATGCTCAGCACCTGGACGACTGCCGGCATCGGCAGGCCCGACAGATTGACGGCCGTGTTGCTCATGCCGAGCGTTGTCGCCGTCGGAAGGCGCGGGTCGCGAGACGGGCCTGTTGTCAGGACCGCACCGCACAACAGGCGGTCTAGGCCTTGGTCGCCTCCGCGACGTGATCGAGGAAGCGCGCCAGGAGGTGTTCGTCATCGGCCTGGCTGAAGCCGAGCAGCTCGCGCTGCGGATAGTCGGTCTCGGGTCCGCCGGGCGTGACACGGTCCTTCAGGCCGTAGTGGTGGACGCGGGCGATGCGGCTGGCTCGGCTGGTGAAGGCGACCCAGGCCTCGCCTGGCAGAGCGCCGGCTTTCAGGTGCGCGGATCCACGCAGCTTGGCGAACATACGCTGAGCCTTTCGACGGACGCCGCCCCGCGCGCCGCGTATGCCCTCCGGCAGGGCGCCGGGATCTGCGGAGCCGGCGGCGGGCAAATGCTGGGCGATGCGGTCCTTTCGGAACGTCCGGATCCCTTCGGCTTCCCGGTCGAAGCCGATGATGGTCCCTCCCCGGCCGACCCAGCTGCGCAGATCCGCAAGCCGGACGTCGCCGCCGGCCTTGCGGTAGAGGAAACGAACGGCGCGGCTGGCGGGCTTTTGCCCCTCACGCGGTTTGCGCTCAGGCCACGGAGAGCCGTCCGGCGCGACCTGTCTGGCCATGCGCTGTTGCTGCGAGCGACGGATGTCATGGGCGAAGCGGCGGAGAAGCTTGGACTGCTCGGCGGGGCTCATCTGCTCCAGGAAGGCCGAGGCGATCTCCTTCAGCCGCAGCAGCTCGTCCGCGCGATCAGCCATCGAGGCCGGCTTCCGGATGGGCGTCGCAATGCAGGATCAGCTGGTTATCCAGGTAGACGGCGTGAAGCGGGACGCCTTCGATCAGGGCAAAGGGCATGGGCTCCTCGGGCCTGGTCAGATCCGCACCGCCGCCGGGCCGTGGCACCAGGCTGACGACTTCGCTCAGCTTCAGCCGCACCATGACGTCCACGATGTCGTCAGCCAGGAACTCGACGTCCATGCTGAAGGCGTTCTTCAGCTTGTCGGCCGTGGCGAAGGCATCGTGCTGCCAGCGCTGGAGCCAAGTCAGGATGGGGACCGCGATTTCATCGGGCGAACCAGTGAAGTCCAGGAATCCGATCGCCAGGGTGTAGTGCCAGACATAGGCCATGCCCGGCCGGCCATCCGCCACGGGCGTCGCGTCCTGCATGACCATGTGCAGATCGGCCGGCCGCTCGCTGTAGCGGTGCTTGGCGTCCAGGGCGGAGACCAGGGCCGCGCGAAGGCTGGGGGGCTTGCGCATCAGCGGGGCTCGATCAGATCGAGTAGGCTGCCAGACGGCGCGAGGCGCGCAAGCCAGGCATCCTCGTCGTCATGTTCGCCCTGGTGGACGTCGACGGCGAGCTGACGCGCCGCGTCGCAGGCGACGATGACTGCGCCCCTGGCGTAATAGGCGGCTTCGAGATCCGCGTAGGTCGGCAGATCGGCTAGACGCGGCAGGGTGCACGGCGCCTTAGCGGTCGCCGGCATCTCCCGGCGCGGCGGGATCGGGAGGGCAGACGGCAGGACGCGCTGCGCACAGGCGCTTATACTCGTTGCGCAGGCGAGCGCGGCGGTCAGGATCAAGATCTTCGTTCGCATTGGGTGCAGCCCTGGCTTGGGTTGTGAGTTCGGCGGCGATGGTTTCGGCGTGGCGCACCTGGTCGAGCGTGTGCTCGCCCTTCAGCGTGGTGTCGCGGGCGCCGACGGCTTCCTGCGCGCGGGCGCCGGCGGCCATCGTTGCGGTGACCGCCGTGGTCTGCGCCGTCTCAAGCCGCTTCTCAGCGGTGTTGAACGGATCGAAACGGAAGCCGAGGCCGCCCAGGACGGCGATCGCCAGCCAGCCCAGCGCCAGGATCGCGAGAAGGCCCAGGGCCCAGCCCCAAGGAGAAGCGAAGTTGAAGGTACGGGTTAGCGTCTTCATCAGCGCTGAACCCGACCCTGCGACCACCACAGATCGACGTTGAAGGTGGGGCATTCCTTGACCCACTCGCCGGGCGTGATGAGGCCGTCGCCGTTGCGGTCGGGGGAAAGGTCGCGATGGCCGCAGATCCTCGAGCCGGGGAACTTGCCCTGAAGCTTGGTCAACAGCTCTCGCAGCGCGGCGAACTGCGCCGGCGTGAAGTTGATCTCGGCCTTCAGGTCCGGCGTGACGCCGCCGACCATGCAGATCCCGAGGGAGCCGTCATTATGCCCTGTGACGTGCGCGCCCATCACATTGTCGGCTCGGCCCTTCTCGACCGTGCCGTCGCGGCGGATGACATAGTGATAGCCGATGTCGCGCCAGCCCTTGGCCTTGTGCATGGCGCGGATCTCGGCCGCGCCGATGTTCCGGTTCGCCGGCGTCGCGGAGCAATGGACAACAAGCAGCTTCACGGGTTTCATGACAGATCTCCAGGTGAGCGGGTGAACGGCAAACGGCCGCGGATTTCGGCGAAGATCCGCGCGAGTTGGGGCGCGCTCGGTGCGAGCAGGTAGTAGGTGACGACCAGGGCCAGCAGGCCGAGTTGCCAGAGGGCGACGAGCTGAAGGTCGGCCGCCGGCATCCGCCAGATCGTCCAGCCAAGCAGAGCGAGCTGGATGGCGGTGAACGTCCAGGTGAAGATGCGCCGAAACAGCCACTGGCCTTCAGGCAATGGATCCTGCGGGTCCGGCGTCATGGGGCCATCCTCCCCCGCTCGCGTTCGCGCTCGAGCTCGGCGCGGATCCAGGCGACG